CTCCACGAACGAAGTCATCGCAAGTTCAACCTCGGTTAAACTTGTGGTGGAACGCGTTCGCGGCAGCTACCGGGAGGCGGGAACCCACCCGACCCAAGGGTCGTGGGGGCGCCCGCCAGGTGCTACCGCGTTGTGACTCTGTCACGACGTTCCTTTCTCTCATTCCTCCCTCCCGCGCCCAAGTCCTTCTGTTAGAAGGAGCTTGGGAGTCCATCCTAGGGGCGAGCGCAGCTTGGAAACCGATTCCCCTTCATTGGGGGGACCGGTTCGCTAATAAGCGCTTGATCGAACTACAGAGCCTGGCTCTGTGGCTGGTCAAGTCCGGGTGCGCTCAAGGCGTTGGCGCCACGATTAAGTGGCTCAAGGATGCTTCTTCCGAGTGTCGACAATCTGCTGTTGAGCAGGTTGCACTCGGTCCCAAAGCACGTTTCTTGACCAGAAAGCTGTTGATCGGGTGCGTCTCTAGAGACGCGCTCGACCAGCTTGCATTTCTGGGCCGAAGCCTTCCGCCGGGGGATGACACCGTCCGGTCTGCGGCCTTAGTGGCTCACAGATCAGTGATGATGTCGTCCCCGCGTACGGACCCCGCCCTGCTTGCCTCCGCCCGCCGGTTCTCTACTTGGTTCGCCAAACGGCATCTCAAGAAAGAGGATCTGCGGGAAACCGTGGCCCCCACTCCTTCTGCTAGCCAAAAGACTACACGAAAGAAAGGGGGGTCACGGGAGGAGACAAGGAAAGAACACCGCCGGTGGATCACAAAACTCCCTGAGGAGTTGTGGTCCAGACCGGATGCGTTAACTTTCATGGATTATTCCGATTTCTTCCTCAAATCAGAGGTCGATTCGGTACGGTCCAATCAGGGCTCCGTCGATGTGGCTCGTGCCGCAGCTTATCTCACTGCGACCGAGCGCCTGTCAAACAGGGTGACCTGCGTACCGGAACGCGGGTGGAAGCAGCGGATTGTCTCCGCTCCTGCCGCCTACGCGACGGTCGCCGGGTCGTGCCTTAACAAGGCACTCCTTAGAGGAGTGTCTCGCTATGGCCCCTGTTCCTCATTTCTTCGAGGCGAGCGCCGTAAGGCCGTGGAGACGGTTCTGGAGTCCTCTAAGGAGGACCACTGGATCGTATCCACCGACCTTTCGGCTGCTTCGGACAGGATGCC